GTTGCTGCTGCTACAGGTTCGGTTGCAGGTTTGAAATCTGCCGGAAATGTTAAATTCTTCAATTATTTCGATGGTATTTTAGCTCAAATTTTCGCAGGCGTTACTGCAGGTTCAATTAAACGAGTAACAATTAATGAAAACGCATTGACTACAATAGCTGCTCAATTAAATTTATCGAGTGGTTACTCTGTTCAGATTTTCGAGGAAATGTGGGCGAAAGCTGACCCAAGATTGAAAGCTGACCCAGAAGCGATTTTCTACACTTCAAATTCAATGTGGGAAAACTACCGTCAATATTTGCAATCGAAAGGAGAAAACTTCACAATTGAATATACTACGGACGGTTTGAGCCAAATTCGTTGGAATGGTAAAAAAGTAGTAAACATGAATACTATCATAGACATTACTTCACAAGCTTATTTTGTGAATAATACTACTGATAACGCATATTGGTTGCCTAACTTGGTAATATTATCTACCCCGATGAACTTACCAATTGCGACATTGAACGAAAATGACTTCAACGAAATGGAAGTATGGTATGAGAAAAAAGAAAGAGCTACATATATGGCTTATGGATTTTCTCTCGATGCAAAAGTAGTTGAGAATTACATGGTAGTTGCAGCATACTAAAAATAAACGGGGGCGTAAAAACCCCCTATTTTTAACCTTAAAAAATAAAAAGATGAAAAAAATATTTGGAATATTAGCAATTTTGTTTGTAACTTCAATAGCTTACGGGCAAACAGTAGTAAATAACTCTATTTACCTTGTGAAAGGTGCTGGAGTAAACGATACTATCACAAAAGGCCAAACAGTAAATACTGCGTTCTATGTAAAGCCTTATTGCGAAAAAGCATCATTTCAGGTAACTGCTGCGAAAATTAGCGGTTATACGAAAGTAAATTACATTTTAGAAAAATCGTATGACTATGCAACTTGGTATCAAATAGACACGGTTAAAATTTCAAGTTCAGCTGCTACGGTTAAGGGTAAAATGGATATTAAAGATGTAAATGCACCATATGTAAGAATTCGGGCGGTTGGTATAGATTCAACGCAAAAAAATAGATATACTTATAATGTAATTCTTAAAAATGCACAATAATGAGCTGCGAAACTAAAATATTCAAAGATATTACAAGCGATTGTAATATGCCAACGCCCGGCATCGAAGTCGAAGCATGGGTGTTCAATCGAAGTGAAATAAGTGTTACTTATTCCGTTTCTAACACAAATCAAATTACAGATATATCAATGATAGGTAGTGCAACAGCATTCAAAATCAAAGGTTATAAAAAGAATTTGAATTGTGGTTCTGATGTTGTTGTTTCGGACGATATGCCAAAACGATTTAATCACTATTTCTCATTCAAAAATTTTGAGTTTAATACAGAGAGTTTGCGAAACATAGACAATTTAGATGACTTATGTATCGTTGTTGAACGTAAAGACAAACCTGAATCCGGCGACGGAATATTTGTAGGCTACGGATTCAAAAGCGGGTTATTCGTAAGTACTGATACTCATAGAGCTTGGGAAAACAACGGAGTACGTTCTGTTGAGATGACTTCAATCGAGGGCGGATATGAGCCTCACAGCCAATATGTGGTATTTGTTGCAGACCAAACAAGCCCATATACAGCAACTAAAGCTATGTTGGACGGTTTACTTCCCAAAGAAGAAGAAGAAGAAGAAGAAGAAGAAGAACCATAATGGTAGATGAAGTAAAAAAAATACTATCACATAGTTCGGGGGAGGTAATAGCAGACCCCGAACTATGTTTTTCGCTCATAAAATGCTATTCAAGACTATATAAAGGGGGTTGCCCTGTTAGAACTTGTAAAAATTCATTAGCTTTGTATTATAAAATATTACAAAAAAACGGAATCCAAATGGCAACAATCAATCAAGAAGCAAAAGAAAGAACATGTGTACCAGCTTTTAAAGGCGTAAAGTACATATCACGTGCAGCAAAATATTTTAATGCTGACACATTAAGCGATAGAGATGCGATATTCCTATTGAAACATAAATGTTTAACCGAAGAAGACTTTATTAAATTGCCGACAGGTTGGAATACAGGTAAAGAGGACTGTATTTTAGAAATTGCCGATTTATTAGCTCAAGGAATGAGCGTAAAAGCAATAAAAGAAAAGTACAAAGACGTTAAGGAAATAGGCGGAAAAGAATGTACAAAAGAATTGTGGGCTGAAATAATCAAAGAAGCAAGAAAACTAAATGAAGTTAGTAAATAAGGAAATTGAACCACGTATTGAGGTTAAACTCAATAAAAATATCAAAGATGATGTTTCAAGCGGTATAATGACATACGGCGAAAAAAACGATTATCCTGATATTATTGAAAAACTCATATACGGTTCGCAAACGGGTAAGAGTGCTGCAAATTTATTAAGTAAATTTATTGCAGGCGATGGATTTGTTCAGCCTGTTGGTAATATTGAAATTGGAACTGACATAAGAGGAAAAAAAATAACAATAGACAAATTGCGACAACAAATAGCTGAATCTTTGGCTTTTTTTGGAGGCGTTTATATACACTCAAATGTATCTATTGACGGTGTGTGTAATGATTATAAGATATTGAATTTTAAACATTGCAGATTTTCACGTATGGACGACACCGGATATTGCTCACGCGTTGCTTATAATGATAATTGGTTAAAGCCTAAAGAAACGGTATTTTTTAATACTTTCAACCCAGAAATGGCAAAAGAAAATATTAAAAAATATGGTCAAGAATACAAAGGTCAGGTGTATTTTCAATTTCTAAATGATACGTACTTATATCCTTTAAGCCCTTTCGATTCTGTTTATTTGGATATGGATACTGAAAATCAAATACAGATATTCAAAAATAGAGAAATTCGCAACGGTTTCACTGATAAAATAATAATGGTAGTAGAGAAAATGAATTCAGACGATGAGGCTGAGGAAATGATTGATAAATGCAAATCATTCGTAGGTGCTGATGGGGAAAAACTACTATTATTTGAGGCGGAATTTGACGAAACGGGGAATATTAGAGGTAATAATTTCAAAGTTGAAAAAATAGCAACAAATATAAATGACAAACTTTTTGAAAATTGGGAGGTGTCTATTCCTAATTCAATAAGAAAAGCTGCATACGGACTTCCTGCGGTACTTATAGACTATCAGCAAGGAACATTGTCGGCAGCGAGCGGAGAAATGCTTACGCAAGCGGTAAGCGTATATAACGCATATACTCGTGATTTGCGTAAAAAGGTAGAAGAAACTTTTGCTGAAATAATGAAATATAGCAAAAACGAAACTTTAAAAACTAATATTGATTGGAGTTTAAAGGAGGTGCAACTATGATTACTTGGGCAAAACAACAATCTATCAAACCTATCGCTGCGAACTCGCAAAAGAGATTTACGCAAGTTGAAAAGGAAGTGTGCGATTATGAAATAAGTAACCTTATAGGGAAAAAACTGTATTCACAAGTAGAAGAAAGCCCGGAAACTTATAAAGATTTATTGGAGGGTTGCACATTTGAATATTGCGGTGAAACTACTTCACATAAAGGATTGGAATATGTAATAGCTTACCTTGTATTTGCTGCTTATTCGCTTGAAAATAACTTGCAAGATACATATACGGGAATGGTTCAAAAGCAACGCCCCGATTCCGAAACTGCCCCTGTGGGACTTGTGAAAAATTTGGCACAACGAAATAGAGAAATAGCTTATAACTATTTTGAAGCTACGAAGAAATACATAGAAGTAACATACAATTGCGAACAAAGAACTGAAAAAACAAAATACCGATTAATTGGCATAAAAAAAACTGAATTATGAAAAGATTTTGGAGCAATATAATAGAACAAAAAGCCTCTACTTCGTGGTATAAGCGAACATTAACGGCATTCAGCGAAAATAGTACCAACTTATTAGGCCATTTATTTGATAAGTTCGTAAGAACGCCTGAATTGCAGTTTGCTGAAAATATAGGATTATCTTACGATCCGGATAGTGATTCGTTTTTCATTAAATTGCAGGGCGGGACCTCAGTTACTGTTGTTGGCAACAATATGAAACCTCAATTAGTTACATTCAAAACACCATCTGAATTGACAGGTACGAATGCGATGGATTTCAACTTAAATCAAAATTGGATAGTTTATTTAAGTGGAGCTACAACAACAATAACAATGACACCAATTACAGCATCTCCTGTTTTTACTTGCAATATCGAAGTAGTTCAAGATGCAATAGGTGGTCGTGATTTAGTGCTTGTAGATGTAGATGGAAAAGCTGTTGTGAATACACAGGAGTTTGATTTTACAAGCGGAGGTGCAAATCAAAGATGTTTCATTACGATTAAGTATTGGGTTACAGGATATAGATTTTTAGTTGATAATTATATATAGTAATATGGAAATAATACTACCAAATAAAGCGATTTTCGATACAGAAATAAG